CAGAGAAAAATAAACCTTGACAAAATTTGTACCTAAATGTTACAATTTTATTAAGATTTGGTAAAGATCTTTAAATTCTCTCGCTGTGAAGCGACATGACTCGTCGTGAGACGACTAGGAGACAAATATGCGTAATATTTTGCTATTCATAGCATTGTTTGCTATGTCTGCGGCCTCCGCCGCAAGCACGAACGTATTAGTAGAGTTCCGAAACAATCAATATGTAATCATACCTAACTGCGAGGTGAGAGGCGCAGATGAAGTAATAGTTTACAGTTTGAAAAAAGGTGGAGCCTTGAAAGTACGCTACGATGACCAGTTCGTGCGTTGCAGAATTCTCGATATAGAGAGGCTGTAAAAAACCAAAGGGCTCAGCGTATGAGCCCTTTTTCTATTCCAAGTACATATTCTAAATCTGGTTCAAAGAAGTCCGGACCTTTCAGTACCTTCCCCATTTCATTCTTTAACGGCTTTCCATCCTCGCCTAGCTTACTCATATTAGACTCGTGCACTTCAGTATAGCAAGCGTCAAGATCGAGACCAAAGGCGTGGCCTGCTCCGTAAATAACATAGAGTAAGTCGGTAAGTGCATCTGCAACGGCGACCATATCTTTAGTTTCAATAGCTTCTTCAAGTTCTTCATACTCTTCTCGAATTAGTTCTAATCTTAACTCTCGTGTAGAGAAGTCAGGCCAGATAGGATCAATGTGAACCTCCTGACCGAAAGCCTCCATGAAATCTCCTGCGAGTTCAAAGTTAGTGGCTCTTGTTTGTGGTATTTGCATTTTGTTTCCTTGCATTCCTTGCGACCGCAGCTTTCTTTGCTTTTCGTCTGCGGTCTGATTTTGGTTCATAAAACTCACGCTGTCGAACTTCCCACACAATCTCAGTACACTTCTTTTTGAATACGCGTAATGCGGCTTCGACATTGTTGTTTCTTACTTTAACTTTCGGCATTTACTTCTTTCTTTCGTAACATGGGAGGTAAACCCCACACTTGCTGTGCTTCAACTTTGTGACCTGCAGCATCTACGACAAGCATGACTCGCTTGCCTTTTAGCCAGGCTTCCTGTTGGTTTAACAGCCTTTGCATTGGAGTAAGCATACGAACACCAATAGAAGAACGACGCTCGCCCTTGCTTACAGTACCCTTATTCTTGCCCGCTCTTTTTCTCTTTGACATTAAATATTCTCCCTGTTAAATGTCCAACCTCGTTGTCTTAAATAATATACTTGTTTCCGTATGGAGTTCTCCGATCTGCCTGGAAGTAGGTCGAGCATATGTTTCATGCTCACTCTTCCATAATGTTCCTTCAGGAGCTTTCTCTCATCGTGACTCCACGGTTTCTTTAAGTAATTTTTCATACTATGTATTATACTGAAAACGCGAGTAAAAGTCAAGGATTAAATTTCTATGGGGAGGTTAAAAAAATACTTCTTGACTTTAGCTTCTATTTCAAGTATAATATACGCATATGGAAAGATACGTCTGGAGAACTTTATGATAGAAATTGTACCTGCTAGTATAGTGTTTGCCATCTGCATGTTCGGATGTGCTATGACTGCGTTCCAACTCGGACGTCGAGAAGGTATCGACAATGCGGTGCAGTATTTTATCGACCAAGGAATCCTTGAAGTAGACGACGAATAAAAGGTTTGAACTCGCCTATAAGTAGTTCACTTTCTATAACTTAGGGCATCGAAAGAGCCCCAGCGTACCGAAAGGACGCAATTCATAAAAGGAGAAACTTTATGACTAGTGCTAAATTAGCAGTGGCAGACCTACATAAGTTTATGTTAGGATTTGACCGATTCATGGACACGAATGTTTTCGCTCCGCCCGCAGACGGCGCGTACCCTCGATATAATGTTCTACGAGTCGGTGACAACGGATTCAGGGTAGAACTGGCAGTTCCAGGATGGGACAAGGATAATATCGAGATCAGCCTACACAAAGGCGTATTGACCGTCGAAGGAAAAGTAAAACAAGAAGTACACCCAGACGAGGCATACATTTACAGAGGCCTCAGCGGTAAATGCTTCAGGCGAACCTTCGGTGTAAGTGATTACATCGTATTGGATAAAGCCTACATGAAGCGTGGCTTGCTATGCATAGATCTGCATGAAGAACTCCCTACTGAGTTGCAACCCGTTAAGGTTACAATTTCATGAGGAGAAGCAGTTGGAAAATCACAAGGACTTGGTTGAGAATCTCGCATCTATGTGCGTATTTGTCTTGGCCTTTGCGCTACCGATGATTCCATTGGTACAGTTGATCTAACAATCAAAATCCGCGGGGTCGCAACGGCCCCGCAATTTTAGAGAGAATTTATGGCATATAGCGACAAAGTACTAGATCATTATGAAAATCCTCGAAACGTCGGACGCATGGAAGAAGGCGATGATGACGTAGGGACTGGTATGGTTGGCGCTCCTGCCTGTGGAGACGTAATGCGTCTTCAGATAAAAGTAACAGATGGCATCATACAAGACGCAAAGTTTAAAACTTATGGTTGTGGCAGTGCTATTGCTTCTTCCTCTTTGCTCACCGAGTGGGTCAAAGGAAAAAGTCTTGAAGATGCCGGGGAAATCCGTAATACAGATTTAGCAGAAGAACTCGCACTACCCCCAGTGAAAATTCACTGTTCAGTGTTAGCAGAAGATGCTATCAAAGCTGCAATCGCAGATTATAGGAATAAACATGAATAAGACCGCAGTATTTGAACAACTCAAAATTGACGAAGGTGTAGTGTACGAAATCTACAAAGATCACCTCGGGTATGATACATTTGGAGTTGGTCACTTAGTTCTCGAGACTGATCCTGAATATGGACAGCCTGTAGGTACTCCAGTAACAGAAGAGCGAGTACGAGAGTGCTTTGAGCACGACTTGGGCGTTTCTGTATCAGAGTGTGTAATTCTTTACAAAGATCAGTGGGAGAACTTTCCTGACGAAGTACAACAGATTCTTGTGAACATGATGTTTAACATGGGTCGTACTCGTCTTTCAAAATTTAAGAAGATGAACTTAGCTTTATCTGTTGGGCACTGGTCGCTAGCTGCTGCAGAAGGACGAGATTCTCTGTGGTATCGCCAAGTAACTAACCGAGCAGAACGATTAATGACTAGATTGGAGAACGTATAAACATGGCAATTTATTGCACGGAAAATGAGCGTAGTATGTACGAAGAGAAAGGTTACTGGAGAAGCCTCCCTGACCTTGTACCTTCAGTAGTATTCCCAGTACGCGCTCAAAATCATAACCTACCTGATAAGCCTTATCAGTGGAAAAACATCACAACATTTGAGCTATTCTCTGGCAAGAAAGTATTAGTATTCTCCTTGCCGGGCGCTTTCACGCCAACCTGTGATACCTACCAACTTCCTCACTTTGAGGAGCTAGCAATGTCCTTTTATGAAAAAGGGTTTGACGAAATCTACTGTGTATCTGTAAACGATACTTTCGTTATGAACAAGTGGGCACAGTCTCAAAACTTAGAGCACGTTGTTGTAATTCCTGACGGCAGTTGTAAATTTACAGAAGGAATGCAGATGCAAGTAGATAAAGATAATCTTGGGTTCGGTCGCCGGTCGTGGCGATACGCCTGTGTAGTCGAGAATGGGGCAATTACAGATTGGTTTATTGAAGAGGGCAAAGAAGATAATCTTGATAGAGATCCCTATCTCTATACTAACCCTCAGTATATTTATGACCAATTGTGCTCATAAGTCTTGACTTTCATACCTAAAACAAGTATAATAACATGATGAAAAAATTAACTCAGCTCGTTGTCACGATGGAAGAGTGCGGCGAGCTAACTCGCGCTTGTTCAAAAGTTTTGCGGCATGGTACAGAAGACCCAAAGTATATCAATAACTTAGTTGAAGAGATGGGTGATGTCATGGCAATGATCCGTATCATTCAGCAAACCTATGATATAGATGGGGGTATTCTGGAGAACAGAGTACAGAAACGACTAACAAAGATGAGGAACCCAGATTATACATGAATCTGTTTTACCTAGAAGAAGATCTTGACAAAAACGCTGAGTCCCATGTGGACAAACACGTAAACAAAATGATACTCGAAGCAGCACAGATTTGTTGTACTGTTATCTGGGTAGATGTACTTCTAGGTTTTGTACCCAGGGCTCTGGACAAAGAAGAATCCGCAGTACTTAATGAATACAAAAAACTTGAGAAGCCTCTCAAGCCAGAAGAGCGAAAGCTCACTCCTTATCTTGGTATGATGTACAATCACCCTAGCACAATCTGGGCAAGATCATCATTGGATAATTACGAGTGGACATTCTGTTATGCTCACTCACTGGCAGAGGAATATAGATACCGTTATGGCAAAGAACACAAATCGTTTTGGCAAGTTGTTAACAAACTACCTGAACCAACACGACTTGAGCGAGTCGGGTTTACCCCTTTCGCATTGGCAATGCCAGACGTCCTCAAGAACCCCCAAGATCCTATACAGTCTTATCGTGATTATTATATGCTCGACAAGGCTACTTTTGCCAGTTGGACCGGCAGATCCAAACCATCTTGGTGGGATGATGACCTTGCGGACTATGAACAGAGGATCACAAGAAAGTGACCGATAAAGAATTAGAAGAGTGGGTAAATAAAAATCCCTGGAAGGCGAATGTTATTTATCCAGTCATGGGCATTGCAAGTGCACTGTTTCTGCAGTATACTTGTATTCAGATTATAGACTCTTTTGTTACAGGGAAGTGGGTATGAAAGGAAAGGGCGATCCAATGGTTCGTGCACAGGGCAGAACCAAGCCGGACCGTGGCTGGTATCCAGAAGATTTTGACTGGTATCTAAAATGGACGGCATCTTTAATTATTATTGTATCATTAGTTTTTCGTGCGGCAGGTCCGGAGTGGAGAAGCTATGATTTAGGATTCGGAGTAGTGGGTATTGCTCTCTGGGTCTGGGTAAGTGTTATCTGGAGAGACAGAGCACTTATTATGTTAAACGCTGTATCTTTGTTTATCTTAGCTACAGCAATCCTCCAAGAAATCTAATAATAGGAGAACAGATGGACGTTAAGCTAATTGGGCTAACTAAGCCAAGTGCAGGCACAGGTTGTAATACTGCAGGAGACTTAGTAGCATATGCAGCTAGGGTAAGTAACCCTACGAACCAGAATAATACTAAGACAGCTCCGAAGCTGTTGAAGTACTTAATCAAAGAAGGGCACTGGTCTCCTTTTGAGATGGTGTCTATTACTATGGAGATCAAGACTACGAGAGATATTTCTCGGCAGATCATTCGACATAGATCGTTTTCATTTCAGGAGTTCTCTCAGCGGTATGCAGAAGCAGAGACCTTCAGTACTCGAAGACAGGCACGAAAGCAGCATCCAACTAATCGTCAGCTCAGTATGGTTGATGAAGATGATGAGAAGCAGCGTCGTGCTCAAGAAGTATTTAATGAAATGCAAGCCGAAGTAGCTCGAGTAGCAAAGGACCACTATGAGATGGCTCTCAATGCTGGTATTGCAAAAGAGCAGGCACGAGCATTGTTACCCGAAGGCATGACAGAGACTACTCTGTACATGGCAGGTACGTTGCGTTCATGGATTCATTATTGTGAACTGCGACGGGGTCACGGTACTCAGAAAGAACACATCGAGATAGCAGACCGATGTTGGGATATTATTACGGGACATTTCCCAGAGATAGCGGAGGCTTTAGATGACTGATATAACTACGCACGATCCAGTAAACAGCCCGAAACATTACAAGCGGGAAGACATTGAGTGTATTGATGCGATGCGAGTTACAGCTCTCAGCGAGGAGACGTTCCGAGAACATTGTAGATTAAATGCCTTTAAGTACATCTGGAGATGTCACAATAAAGACAATCCAGAACAAGACTTGAAGAAAGCCATTTGGTATTTGAGAATGTCATTAGGAGATGATCCACGTGAAGACAGTTAAAGCAAGAGTAATAGCAGGAGTAGCCGTACTAGCAGGCTGCTTAATGGTAGTAGAGTCAGCAAGTGCAGACACTCTACAGGAGTGGACCGTATTTGGTGAGCACTCAGATCAATATGAAAAAAAGAAGCGAGGTGTTCAACCTTACGCAACTTATTTCAGTGAAGCAGAAATGTATTGCCTAGGAGAAGGACAGTCCTACCCAGGTATTCTTACTCCTGAGAAAGAGGCACAACTACAGACAAGTGAAATGGTGTTGTGTATTGAGATGCAGATCAATGAGCTAATGCTTGAAGATCAGCTTGAAGAGCAAGGAAGACAGCACCGTCTGTATGAAATTGAAGAAAGTTTACAGAAGCTCATGAAAGAGCGAGAGAACCTTCTCAGTGGCCGGTAAAGGAGACAAGTACCGTAAAGTAGAGTA